ATCTTGACCAGGAATGCGCTCTTGATCACGTCAGTGTTCGGCAGCGCGGTTCCATAGGAGCTTCCAGTCGGAGGCGTACCGCCAAGCTTCTGGATATCCCCTATCATCGTAAAGCTCACTGACGTCGCACCTGCTCCATTCCAGCCTATGGCGAGCTTTGTTCCGGTCCCCTTGGCAATCGGGACTCCGCTTACGTCGGGCGGGCCTATGAAGCTCGTAAGGCCCGTGGAGACCGTTTTACCGTATGCCATGGCTTAACCCGCCGATCCGACAGTTCCGCGCCAGTGGAAGAAGGTCGAAAGCGCACGCATGTGGGCCTTCCAAAGTACGTTTCCAGTAATAAAGTCCACCGCGGGCTCGTACTTGATCTTTCGACGCCAAATCCAACGCAGATCGTGCATTTTCTCGTCCAACAGCGCCCAAGTAGTAGCCGAAGTCAGAAACGGTACCATCTTGAAGTTAAACTTGGACTTTACCGGGTTAATCGCATTTCCCGCACTATCCGGATCCAGATCGCTTCCGCCAAGTATCTCAGCCATCCATCGATTCGAGGGATGAATGATCAGCGTAAACGGCGGCATCGCGTAGACCGGAATATTCCGCTCGTTTACGAGCGCAGAATACTTGTCCATAGCGGCTTGCAAGTTCAACTTCGACAGCGATCCGGTGAGCAAGTTCGATATCGTTCCGCCTTGCGGACCGTACATCGGGTGAGCAGAGCTAAATAGCGCTACGCTATCAATACCAACTCGGCTCGTGCCAAAACCGGAATTGATCAAATCCCAGCCCTGAAGCTCAATCGTGTACGCCATCGATTTAGCCTGCTCTCGGGCAACTTTCTTCATGATGTCCTGACGATCGTCTTCCATCATGACTCGGGTAGCCTGAGCCGCAAATCCGTACTCGTTGAAGTAAACGACTTTCTCCGGGCCCTGGTACAGAGCATCATACGGAAATGCCTGCCCATCGTAGACTTGCGGCGCGGCACCAAAGGAGGCCATCAAGCCTTCTTTAATATAGTGATCAGCGCCGTTTTCCGTTACATGGAGCACATCGGTGACAATCGAAGGCCACCTTTCGTACTCATCGAAGAACTCTTTCGTCAGGTCCTTTTCCCAAAGCTGCGATAACCTCGCAGCGCTCATTAATGCCATTGTTGCTTCTCCTTACGCTGCGAGATTACGCCGCGCCGTAGAACGCGCCGCGAGCTATGACGACAAGAAGCTCAGCATACGTTCCCAAGGCAGAACCAGGAGCGAGACCGATTACTTGCATCACGCCTCCCGTTGAGTGCGATAGATCGATACCGGTATAGCCAGACGTGGTTCCTCCGATACGATACTTCTTTGACGCTACGCCCATATAACCAGCGGTTACGTTGGTCGTTCCGATACTCTGAACTCGCCAAATGCTCGAATCTACGGCAGGCAGCAAGTCCGGATAATGCAATTGCGTAGCAGTTTCGTTCCATCCAGGAACGGGAGAATCGCAGATTCCGTATATCGCATTCGTTCCGGCTGCCAAGTATCCGACTCCGAGCGACGACTTGACCGGATCACCGACCTTAAGCGTCGTAGCAGATGATACTTTAAGAAGCGACGGAGACAACGGAGTTGTCGTTCCCGCTCCTATTTGCGACCATAGACGAAAGCCATACGGCGTATTCGTGTTAGCCATTCCAACAGCTTCCTTTCAGGCTATTTCGGTTGCCTGATACCTAATTCTTCGGATCTTCCTGGACCCGAGTTCCATTTCTAATTAAAGTATGCTCTTCAATATGTAATTCGTCAAGATCAGCTACTTGTATTCGCTCTTTGGCCGATAGCATATCGCGACTTAGGTTATCGACTCCCTCGACAAATTGCTTCTTATTCGTTGAATATGCGTTATGGCTGACCATACTCATAGCGTCGAGGTTATCTTTCCATGCCTGTTTACGTATATAAACCATAACATTGAAGATTTCATCGCCACTTATCGGATCCGAAGTGCCATCGCGTATTTTCCAACGTTCCCCAGTCCATTCGATCGGCGATTTAGTATTACGCTCGATCTCGTCTTTTGGCCGGCACATGACACGAAATCCAGCTCTTCGGGCGGAATCCAGATCGCCCTGGCCACCTTCTATTCGCCATGTGAAATAGTACTCAGGTGCAAGCCGTTGTACTTCAAGGGCATCACGCACGAGCGGATTTGCCGTTCCTCTCGGTCCGTCAAGCAATTTCGACATTGGATCGACAGATGTAGCCTCGTACACGGCACGATCAGCAAGCTTACGCCGATCTTCGTATTCGGCCAGCGTAAGCCAATAAGCTTTCTGGGCGCTTGCTGGAAGCATTGAGACAAAGTCATCGTCAAGCTTTTGGAACTTAACTACGTCGAACTCAAGAACAACTCCCGGAAGTTCTGCGTATCGGATGATTTCCTCATGCGTAGTGGCATCCGTTACGCGATAAACTTGGCCTAAGCTATCGCTATCCGGAACCGAGTTTATCACTTGAGATTTAGGTACCGAAGTTTTGATTTTCGCAGCCTTAGTTACGCTTGCTGTTCTGGCCATTATGATGTATATCCCTTGATCCGTAAAAGATCAGCCATGTCGAGACCGCGCTTTCGCGCTTCGATCTCAAGCTTTTGCTTCGTTTCCTCGTTTGGTAAACGAACCGTTTTTCGACCAGCGGAAGGCGCGCTTCCGCCACTGCGTGCTTCGCTGTTTGCATATGCCGGAGGCCTTGGATCAGCTTTGGGCTTACTTGGATCAATTCCAAGTTCCTTAAGCTTTGCATTAAGTCTCTCGTCGACTTTAGCATTAATGCCTTCCTCTTCGATTTCTGCTTGATGCTTTTGTCTCACAGTCAGCCAAGCTCTATCGTAGACATCCGGTTGAAGCTGAATATTTTGCGGCTGGCTTTTTACCAATTGCTCAATCTCAGCTTCGTATTTTTTGAACATAGGATCTTTGGCAGAAAGTAATTCTTTCTTTGTAGCCGCAAAATGCGCCGAAAGGTTATTGATAATCGGTCCATACTCGCGCTCAGTTATCCGCTTTGTATATTCCGCCATGACCTTAGCGCCTTTTTCTTTATCAAAAAGATCGTCGCTATGCTCAGTGAAATACTCCTCCGCTGTTTGCATCGGTGCATTGGCAGTATTTGGAGGCGGAGCGTATGTCGGATTTATACGCGAAGATAGACCTTCGATGCCTTTCTGAATCGCGCTAGCGCTGTCTCCTTGGGCTTTCAAAGCCGCAAATTCTGCCGGCGTTAGCGTTACGACTTCAGGCTTAGCCTCGGGCGTTTGCTCGCCAATTTGAATGTCCAACTCGGGTTCTTGGGCCTGATCTTCGGATTGGCTTTCGTTATCTACAATATCACTCATGTTGCTCCTTTGAAACGTCCTTCGACAAGCTCAAAAACTGATTGTACGCGGATCGATACGCTTTCGATTCGCCTTGTCGCACACGCAATGTCTTGTCGTCGGTCGATTCGCTTTCCAAGGCTCCCTTAGCATCCTCAAGACCTTCAATAAGCACAAGGCTTACCAATTCCCAATATTCGCTACTAACTAGTCCTCGGGCTAGCTCCTCCATTTTCCTGAGGAATTGCTGTTGCTGTAGCTGCAACGGGGTTCGTTCCGACGGGTCCTGGTCCGACTCCGCCTGGAGCTGGCCCAGAGACGGCCGGCGGATTTCCATTTCCGATTCCTGCATTCATAACTCCTTGACTTTGGTTCCGTAAGCTATCAAGTGACGATAACTGTTGTGCGTTCGCTTCGCGTAAGACTTGTATCAGCTTTTCCCATTTTGAAACATCCTGCAAGTAGTTCTCGGTATCGTTGAAATCCGCGAAGACATAAGCTTCTTTGAGTAAATTTACGCTTCCTACGTAAATCTCAAGAAGTTGGTTCCAAGCATCCGGGGATTGGGCTTTAAGTTGCATTCCTTGCGGTCCAAAGACAGCTTGCGAAAGTTGCACAAGTTGTGGCTGAGCTTGGAACGTCAACTGCATCAGTTGCATTATAGTCTCTCGTCGAGTTTCATATCCATGTTCAACATCGGTCGTATAGATCTCGAATTTCAGTCTCCTCGGAACCTCGCTCATAGGCATAGACAGTATGCTTTCAAGACTGGTTATTTCTTCGTCAGTTAATCGTTGAAGTTGTCTTTCATTCCAAATAACGCGTTTGGCATTTCGAACTAGCTGAAAGAAAACAAGCATCCCAACTCGCGACCAAGATTCAGACGTAGACTCGATGACAGTCGACATGATGTTCTCGGACTGCTGAAGTCGCAATTCTTGGCCTTTGAACGTATCTCGAGAACCGAGTGTCGGATCGCTAAAGCCTCGATCAACAGAACTGATGCCTACTGCTTGAGCGGTCAAGGTCCAGATCATATTCTCGCTCTCAAGACTCGAAGCGGGAACTTCGCCAAGGGCAATCGCTTGCATGTCTTCACGAGGGTTGTCTGTTATCCAGACTTTGCCTTGATAGATAGTATTTTTATTTTCTCTTAGAACTTGCCTTCGCATAGCTAGCATTTTAATTGTCGCAAGCTTCATTCCATCGTTTCGAAGCCGATGCGTTCCGCTTACTTCGTCTTGTAAGCTTTCGCATATTTGGCCAACGCCGCGAGACTCAAGCATGAAGCTTCTTGGTATAAATCCAAAAGATTCGAACTCTCTCGCAGCAATCGAGTTATAAACCATGCGAACAATGGTCTTTGTATCTGCGTGGATAGTAAATATCAAATCTTCCCACATGCCGTCGTCGTCGATATCCCAAAAGAAATGAAATTCCATGAGATCGATAACTTTTGGCGCCCGGGCCGAGAATCCACGCATCTTTTCGCTCGCTTCTTCGGACTCGGTAAAGTCTTCCCGAAGCCAAGTTTTTACGTCGATCGCAATTCCGCTTGAATCCGTCGGTTCTTCGAAGAAACCTTCGGCAATACGGTTTTCAAACTCGTGCAAAGGATAATGGAGCTTGTGCGCAATCCATGGCATACGCTGTATTTCGTCCCAAAATGGCGGATAGTACGTATCTTCTTGCGAAATCGGTATAATACTCGGACCGTCATGAAATATCATCTTCTGTGTTTCAGTATTTCCGTCTCCAGTGTCAGCCTTGAAGTTCCATTCGAGCGTATCCCATACGACTTTTACCATAAGCAATCCCATGAATGTTGCTTCGTCGGAGACTACGCGCTTTACGCGTTCCATATTGAGATCCATTTGAGAATTGGATATCAATCCTAGATATTTAGTAATCAATTTCGCATCTTCGTGATCTTTCGGAACATCGCTCGCGCTTCGCACTTGCCAAAACCAAGGTTTTCCCGTGTCATAGTATCCTTTCACTTTTGCGTAAGCTGTCTGTGCATGTATTTGCGTCAACGGAGGCTGAATACGCGACGCGTTGTCCATTGAATGCTCGCCAGCAGCCGGTTCCGGAGTTGCTTCGCGCTGTCTACGCCACTTAATCCATTTTTTTACCCGTTCAGCTCTCGCTGCTTCGGCTTGCGTAAGTTCATCAAGTAGATAGCTTAAAATATCCTCTTTTTTTTCATCACTTATGTTTATTCCGAATGCGGATTGCTGTGGGCGGGAATTTCCATCGGAATTGTTTATCATTTCGTCTATGTTATCACTCATGTTGACTCCTAAAAATATCCAAATGCGTTATCGTTCTCGGTCATATTCATCATATGTTCCATTTCAGCCTCGTTCGCTAGTTCTATTTCTTCTACATTAGCCGGTCGTTTCATCCAAGATAAAGCTTTTTCGGTCTCATCAAGAACATCCAGATGTTTTGACGGGAAAGAATCCTTTTCCTGGCGTAACTCGATGCTTGCTTCCGGTGTTGCGTAGATCAATCCTTGGGCAAAATGCCATCCAAGTACGGCTCGAATGCGAGCAACCTTGTCCCCTTTAGCCGGTGCTTCGCGTAAGTTTATGTACATTTTGCGCTTGTCCTGTTCTTTGTCAAGAAGCTGATATAGACCTTTTTGCATCGCGTTAGTCTCGAACAAGGTACCTTGAATCAAGCCTGGAAAAGCATTCCACGCTTCGAATATGGCGTCGAAAACTTGATCCATAGTCAAATATCCGACCCTGCTCCAGACCCGAAAATCGCGATTTTGGTCATCCATAAAGTGAACCGCAACACTTGTTCTTGACGTAAGCACGCTTATTCCACGGTCTGTACTCGCCGCATCGGTCGATATGAGTCCTGTTAACGATGCAGCATTGAGTGTTTTGACTTCGTCACTTATCTCGTCTCGAAATGATATCAGAAACAAGTTCGAGCGTTCATCGTGAAACAGTCTGCAAGGCTTTATGACATATTTCATGAACTCGTTTATGCCCGATTTTTGCGGCTTGTTCCAATATTGCAACGCTGCTGTCCAAGCATCCATCTTCGACAGTTGAACTTCGTCAATGATTTCCGGCGCAATCATTTGCCCTTCTTCTTGAACAAGTCGATAGTAAACAGACCAAGTGCCACCGGGAACTGGAACCGTGTCTTCGTCTTGGACTCCGACGACATCCTTTGCGTCTGAAACGAATGGCGCATAGCAATCATCTTGCGCATAGCGAGTTCCAACGATCCCAATTCGGTCTTTCTTGGGCATTATAAGCAACGCGCTTAAGTTCGTATTCATCCATTTCTTGGCGTTTTCCATCATGGCTGTCGCTTGATATTGCCAATCGATAGCGTCAAGCCCAATTGGATCGTCAATGTTCATCAGTGTATGGTGATCGCCTTCTCCAGAACCAGTAACACCCGCGGATTTAATGCTCGGTTCCGGAGCGAACTTCAATCTTGTCGGCATGACCATTTCTTCGTCGTTCCAATGTTTCGAGTTAGGTATCGGAACTCGCGAAGGTATCGAAGAGTTATCAGGCATAGTCCAACCGGGGCCATATAACGCTGCGTAAAGCGGATTCGAGTCAATCGTTCAGGGAAAGAGTGTAGAT